TTATTTTAAATCTACTTTAACAGGTAAACGCCATCGGGTACGATTATAAATTACGGTACCATCCAAATTTATAGATAGTTCATTACCGTTATAGTCAAAAACTTTAAGAATATTACCGCCCGTACCTATTTCAGCCAAAAGATCAATTACTTTTGTATTCGCATGGTCAAAGGCTTTGATCATCACTTGCGTCATTATTAAAAAACTCATAATGCTTTTACGCACAATGATACTTGAATGTTGTTATTAATTGAATGTGCTGTGCATCCCGAAAACAGAATGCACAATACGCTTAAAAGAAGTGCAAACTTGGTTCTCTTACACAAAATCACTTTATGCGATCCGGTTGCTAATCCATCCATAAAAGAATTGCTCTTGCGTGGGATTGCGTTCGCATATTTCAATATAACGTTGGCCCTGCATAATATTCAGTACCTTAAGCATCACCTTCTCACCATCTTTACCACGTTTTGCAAGAAAGATTTTTAAAGCCCCTAACGTAGCTGAACCATAAATACCATCAACGGCTAGATCGGGCCAACCGCCTTTACCTTGGTTATTCAATAGATTCAATGCACGTTGCAATAAAGGCTTTGCAAAAGCTACACCGCAGTTAACACCAGTATCAAGCAACTCTTCAGCGATCAAAGGCGATAAGGTATTAACCTGGTCAAAACGAGGATTAATCCAATATTGTTGTTTATAAATCTGCTTTGCTAAATCTAAAGGTAGATCACGCATTGGGCCCTTCCAACCGTTTACCCGTGCAACTGCTTCAGTTATCCCATAATTAGTTGCGCCGCCACGGTCGTTAGGGTTGTTAACATAACCACCTTCGCGCTTGATAAGGTCATCAATATATTTATCTACTGACATTTGCCCCTCTCCTACTTGAATATAGCCTTGAATGCTTCTTTGATTTCAAAGATCAATTCACTAATGGTTTTACCTTTCAGTAATTGAATTGCCTGATACCAAATACCAATAAGCAACATCCCGAATACTGCAAAAATCAGCATGACAAACCCTTGGGTCATATGTGAATAATGCCCCCAATTTTGATATTCAATAAATGCTGAACCGCCGTATAAGCTAATAGAAACGCTAATTGCCAATTTGATAATCACACCAATGTTGATTTTTATCTTTCCTTCAACATCGATATCGCCACTTAACATGAGCGCAAAAATGCCGCCCATCACCGCCGCCCAAATCTTGATAAACCAAGGTAAGGATTTAATTGTTAAAGGGTCGTTCATTTTTGCCACCAATCTAATGTTTTCATTATTTTATGGATTGGTTTAATTTAAGTATCGTTTTCTGTTGACAGTAAAAAGCCCCGAACTGATCGAGGCTTTTAAGAAAAAATCCGAGGTCTAAATAGGTAAAGGTGCAGTAAGCAAATACGCGCTCTGATTTTTCCAAAGATCATTTGTGACGCCATCGCCACCGCGAGACAATAACATGACAACTTCATTATTTTTGATTGCGTATTCAGTATTCAAAGCTATCTCTAACTTTTTCATATTGAATTTTGCAAGACAAAAATCTTTTGGTGCATTTGGTGTTGAAATATCAATACAGCGAATATGGTTTGCGCGGCCCATATTTGAAGTTCTGTAAACTACAAATATTTTTCCAGTTTGTGAGATGCAAATTAAAGGGCGTGAAAGTTCATTCGTTGTAACTGGTCCCGATAAGTCGTACTTGAAATTGAAATCGCTCACCAATTCACTTTTCCAAGCCGAACCATCGAACCAAATATGACAAATCTGCGTTTTATCATTACTGTCATACTGAGTGATTACAGTGTGATAACGAGAGTTTAAATCGCAACATCCCCCGTTTTGGTTCACATAACCTGAGCCCTGATTAGCTGTAAATATTCTTTCAGAATTCACATCGTTTAGTGGTAAGGCGTAAGTATTTGCTCCACTTGCACTAGACCAAGTTACCCCCTTATCTAAAGATTTTGCATAGAACATTCCAAAGTTCGTATTTGCTGAAGATGATTGCGCACGATACCCCCAGCACAGATGTAGAGACCCATCATCACCAATACCAATAGATTGCTCATAAGGGCTAGATACAACTGCAGAAGCCTGATCAATTACTTTAGTTTTGATGTTAAAGAGTTTATTAACATCATCAAAAATTGCAGAATAGAAGGCTCCGTTACCCGAACTTCCTTCTCGCCAAAAGGCTTGAGTCGTACCGTCTGGGTATCTCAAAAAACGAGGGTATGTAATTGCCGTAGATGTTGAAAATGAAATTTTCGACCAACTTTGAATATCATTTGGATTTTGGCTAATTACACAACGACAAGTGTTATTGTGGTGATTTCCAGAAACTAAGATATAACCATCTTTAGTAACACCGATAGAAAAATTATTATGTCCATCTTGAACGTTTGGGGCTGCTAAAGGGTTGTCAGTTACATTCGCAAGATTATATGCTGACCAACTACCTAGCTTATATCTTTGTAAAATTACTGGGTTTCGATTTTCATCAACTAATACTACATATTGATAATCACCAAAGCTCACAACATTGTTTTGCGTAAATGGTGCAAAGTTATAGCCATGATCCGATGATGATTTAATAGGCAACTTCTCAATTTCAGAATCGATGAAAGTAATACTTGATACTTCACTGTTTGCGATTGCTTCAGCTACATTAGACTCAATTGTACTTGCTGCAATTTCTGAGACTTTCTCTGTAGCAATGTCAGTAATCTTTTGATCAATATTACTATCTAATGCTTCATTTACTTTTTGCTGAACAGTGTCATTAATCAAGCCAACAACACTATTTACATCCTCGGTCAAATGTTGCACCTGCGAGCCTAATGCAGATACATCATCATTTGAACCGAACTTAGGAGAAATTTTCGTAATCGTGAAATGTTGGGTCAAGTCATCATTTAAACGTGCACGAACATAAACATAACCACTTTGTGTGGCAACACCCACCAGTTCTGCAACAGCATTATTGTTTCCTGTAGATGTATATATCGCAAGCGCAGACTGATACGCTTTATCATTATTGCATTGTGCAATATATAACATTTGCGAACCTGCAGATGAGTCACCAACCCGCCCTTTATATTTAAAGACATCACCTTTATTACATGGGAAGAAATAGCTACGCAAAGTTGGGTTATTTGTTGGTACAATTACGCCACCAACATCAATAATATATCCAATTTCATACTCATTGGAGTTCGACAAATCAATTGTAGTGTCGGTAACTTGCTTTAAAGCCTCAAAAGAAGCAACACCGCCCGGCTGATCAACCAAACTTAATTTCACAAAATTTGTTCTGTAACGCTTTATTTTTGGTGAAAAGCCTACTCGAGCACGAACATATATGAAGCCCGATTGGATAGCTGTAACCGAACCCGTTTTCCAGTTATAAGCTATCCCATTAGTTAAAAATTTAGCAAGATTTGCAACGAATTTTTTACTACTATCTGTTTGAGCTAGAAATGAAATTTCAGCCCCTGAGCTACTTCCGCCTGTAGTTGCTACTACATCTAAAATATCTCCCTTTTCAACAGGGATAAAATAATTATACCAAGACAAATCAGATGTTGTTGTGGTTGTACCGTCCGCGTTTATAACATAACCCGTTTCATAAGACGCCCCGCTAAAGTCAACCATATTAAACAATGCGATTGCGGGGTTATATCCAGCCACCCCACCTTCGATGTTTTTATTAAAGTCCATTAAGACAGGTGAGACATAAAGCTTTTCAGTCTTGAGAATTTTATATGTCATATCTGTTCTTATGCGGATCGCAATAAAACCCGCTTGTGTTGCAGCTACGGTATATGTTACCTGCTGCTGTGTACCTGTAGACGTGTAAGAAAACAAGGTGCTAATAATCGCTCGTTTTGTATCTAACTGGAATGCGTATGCGGTTACTGTACCGGCGCTGCCCGGTCCGACTGTTGACGTTACTGTAACTTGATCACCGGTTTTGACAGGAACAAAGAACATTGACGCCGAAGCGGCTACATCAAAGTGCCCATCAGCATACATCGCGTAACCTGATAGTTTTTCTGTGGTTGCCGTGATGTCAATTGTGTCCTTATTTTCTCTGTAAAAATTTTTCGCAAGTTCTAATTGGTTAACGCCCTCATCTTTCCAAGTGCTGCCATCCCAAAGATAATTTTTCTTTGTATCAAACGCGTATGCTTGTTTAGGGTCAGTACCACTTGGTGTAAACGCAAGTACCTGCGCTTCTGTCTCAAAATACTTTATTCCTGCATTTCCAGTTGAAATTTGAAGCTGTAAATTTGCTTCTGTTGCTTTTGCCCTTTCTTCTTCAGTTAAAATCTTTGTAGTTAAAGAGCTGTCAACCAATTCAAGTTCAGTTTTTGTTTCATCAATTTCGCTTTTAACGTGGTCAAGAATTTGTTCTTCACGCAAGTAGGTCTCTTGCTTAAAACTTACATAATCATCCGTCCAAAACGGGATAGAATCATTAAATTCACGTTGAGTTCGGCCATCCCTAGTTATAACCATTCGATCAGAAATACCATCAAAAACGGCTGGATTGGTAATACCGACAATCGCATTTATGTAACTTAACAAGCGGTTTTCTAGATTATCTTCACGCTCCATTGCTAAAGAGTCGTATTGAATGTCTGCTAAAATTCTAGCTTGTTTTTCTTGATCTAGCTGCGTTCCCCATTCTTGAAGCAATGCTGTAAGTTTATCTAGGGCACGTTCGATAGCATCAGGATAAAAATTGTCGTAATTGGTAATATCAAGAAGTTGATCAAGGGGTGTTGCACCAGCTATATAAAAATATACAGATGAAGCTGGTGGGGTGTTAAAAATAACATAACCGCCGAAGCCGTCTTGATTAAGAGTAACTGAATATGTGGATGGGTCAACCGTTTCAAATTCAGTTTTGCCCTTTTTACGGATAGCAATTCCCGTTGCATCCTCTTGGTTAAAAACACGAAAGGTAAAATCAAAACGGGTATTTGTGCCGTTACCAACATACAGTTGGCTTAAACGGTCGGAAATAGGTACTGTCATTTTCTGCCCACCAATAAAAAAGGCTGTAATCTCTACAGCCAATTTTATGTAAGCTAACTAACAAATAGTTGGTTGCTAGTCTTGCACTGTCAACAGGCAATTAGAAAGCCAAATCTAAAGCTTCCTCTTCAGTGTCAGCAAATCCGACCACTTCTTGTCCTAGGTTTTGAATACCTTCCCACAACAATTGATTGCTTGAAGCATCGTATTTATATCTTTCAGCACCTACGAGCATTTCTTTATCGCTTTTTATAACGATAAATTCTTTACCTCCTTGACGAACGTTGCCTTTACCTAAATAAAAACCGTGACCTAGCTTTTTAATGACTAAATAATTCATGCGAAAAACTCCGTAATTTGGTTAGATATTGAACTAACAAAATTACAGAGTCAACTATATTTTTTAGGCAAACTGTTGTTATTTAATGGAAAATAACACTTGATAATTTCTTATCATTCTGGTGCATGTTTCCCTGTTATCGTACCGCGTGTTGCATCGTAAATACTATCTGGTGCATCTTTCTTACCTTGAGCTACATCTAACCAGTACCCAAAAGGTTTACCTAAAACAGCAAAAGGAATACCCGTAATAAGCGTTGCGGTGTTCATTAAGTCTTTTGCGGCTTTAGCTTGGTTAACCTCTTTGTCTTCATCCAATGCTCGACTTGCATGTTTAACCAAAGCGGTTGCACTTTCATACATGCTAAATATTGGTGAGGCTGTATAACGATCATTCATCACATTTTTATCAGTATTAGCAACAAAGGCATTTAATGCGTTTCCTGCATAAGGAGCAAACGCCGCAAGCATTTTTAATTGGGATAACGCAAGTCTTGCAGAAAGGTCGTCCCATTTATTATCGTCATCGTCTTCATCCTTTATGCCGCCAGCAAAGATCACACTTAATAATTCAGATAACAATGAAGGTATGGAAATCATCATTAAAGCAACATAAGCCAATCTTGGTGAGGCCTGAACCCATGAACCATTACTCGCTTCAAGTGCTAACTTGGCTTCTGAGCTTGTTGTATTCCATACCATATTGAACCAGTTATAGAACATTAAAAACATTCGATGTGCAGGTGTTCCGCGTTCTAGATTTGATATTCCCTCTGGTGACATATCTGTCATATATTGACGAATCACCGCATCGGCTGCGTGTACAGCATCATATTGTCCCATGCCCTGCTCTGTGTAATGGTTAAAGGCTGCTTGCCAAGAAATCATTTCCATTGGGCGTTGAATCGTTGTCTGTAAAACATAGGCATGTTTCATAGTGAAGTCTTTCACTGTTTGAATTGCGCCTTTTTGAAAAACAATTTCGTCCACAGCATAACGGTATTCATCAGCTGCACGGTCAAAACGGGTTTTCATGAAGTCCGACATTTCCATAATGTTAATTGCCATGTCTTCACGTGTAGCAACAGATGCAAAATAATGCGCCTGTGCTTTAAGTAATTGCTTTGGCGGTACAGCTACAGCAACCTGTGTAAATCCTGTGAACTGCTCAACAGCATTTTTTAAGTTACCCGCCATAATCGCAATCCCAGTATTGCGACGAAGTGTGCGGAAAATGCTATCTAACAGTACAAACCGCGAGGGCTCATCAACTGTCTGATTTGCGATTGCCTTAAGCCAAGGGTTAAAGACTTGCTTAACACCAAACGGCATTACTCGTTCAATTTCATTTCTAAAATCTTTATTCAGCATTAAGCGGCCAATTTGACGAATCTGTAATTCAAGATGTATATAGCGCAATTCTTTATCTAAATGGCTCGGCAAGCGTGACATATTTAATTCAAGCTGATCGTGGTAGCGATCTGCTCGCGACTTGGTAAAGTTTGCGCCAGTGGTTGCAATGTCTAATGCTTGCAAGTTATTTTCAGCTAGGTTTTTATCTTGAATACGGTCTTGCTCGTTTGAGCGCATACGATCATAAGCAGCCGGAACATAGCCACCTTCATACTCACCAAATGGGGTACTAATTGGAGTGCGTGGCAACTCATCAAAATAGCGACCATTAATTTTCTTATGTGTGATTTGCGCTTGCTCTTTGTACTTATCGAATAGATTCCAAAGCTTTTGAATAGTATCCATATCGTTTTTGGTAATCACATTCTCGTTAATCATACGATTAAAAAATTTATCCCAAGCGCTGAAATCAACAGAACCGTCTTCTAAACGTGCACCCCATCCATAACCCAAAACTAAACGCTCTTTGTTACTCATATTGCCCGTATGCAAAATTGCATGAAGTAAAGACTGTTTACCAACAAAGGTAAAGTTGTTCAATTCGGGCGCAGCAATTTTTGAATTATCTAACTTCCCGAAACCTTCAAAGGTATCGACCACTTCTTTAAGCATCTTGGCCTTTTCAGTTCTGTATTTAGCCAAAGCATCTTGCATAGGGTTAATTAAATAATTACGGAATTTTCCATTTGGGCCACCATCCAACCAAGTCACTACCTGGTCAACACGTTTTGCAGATGCGCCCAATTCCATGAATTTTGTTTTAAGTTCAGCAGCCTTGTTCTTACCTAGTAAGTTTTGCTGAATCTTCTCAATACTTTTTTTGCCGCTAGATTGTTGTATAAGTTCTTCACGAACCTGTTCACGTTCAAAAGCTTCATTGGTTGTATGCCAAATCTTATTTTCTTTTGAACGGTGCCAAAGCGTTTCGACCGCAGACATAACGGCATTAAATTGCTCAAGCGTTAATTCACGGTAGCTTTGGTTTTCAGGCAATGCACCGATGTTCTGGATTTCAGCATAAGTGGTCGGGTCGTACTTACGAATCAATTCTAGTTGATGCTCGTAATTAGTAGATTCGCGGCCAAGGTCATATTTACCCAGAATGCCACGTGCTGCAGTCACGAAATCAAAGTCACGGTTTTTTGATAATTTCTCGTTATTACCAAAAACCTTTTTAACTAAATCAAGGTTTTTCTGAATCTGGTCTTTTGCGTCATAGCTGTATTTGGTTGCATAGAACTGTACTAATTGATTTCGTTTATGGCGGGCCGCTTCAACCGTATTACCCTTACGGAATGCATCATTAGCCATACGCCCTAAACGAGCATCATCTTGCGCACGTACATGTGGCCGAATGTCTTTAATTTTTTGTCGTTGAACAATATCTTGAGCAACAGTTTTTGCTGCTTCATTCAAAGCAGACTTACGACCAAGCATACCATTTAAAGCAGCCATTTCAGCAGATAGGAAACGCGCACGAACATCATTATGCAAAGCAGCTTCAACTGCTTCAACAATACTTTGCTGATCATAAAATTCAGAATATTGCACGGCCATACGCGCATCAGTAAGTTCATCGATTTTTTGCTTTGGACTTGGTGAATTAAGCAAATCACGAATCAATGCGTCACCGCTTTCATAACCGAACATCTCAGCAACTACATCGGGATTTTCACCGCCACGTTGTGCAAAGCCATAAGCCCCTTTAGAAATGCTTTGGTAAATAGCACTGTCACGGCCGTATTTGGCTTCAATCCAATCTAATGACAATTTACCTTTAGTTGTACGACCTTCTGCATAGCGTCGCAGCAAATCCATGTCTTGCGAATAATCTAATAATTCAGGATCCACTTGCGTTGAATATTGATTAATGCCGCGCAACTGGTCTGCAAACTTATCTTCAAGTTCGCGTGTATCAAATTTGCCGTGTTCATCTAAAGTTAAATACCCTTCTTCGCTAAGCTTCTCAGCCATCGATTCAATCGACAGGCCTTTTATTCTAGACTTTGAAGAACGTACTACAGGCTTATTGCCGACACCTGATTTTGTTTTGGCTGCTTCGTCAATGCCCCAAGTACTTTCGACCTCATTAGCATCTAAACCGCCAAACTTAGCGACGGCTTCAAAAAGATTATCTTGACTTGGCTCAACCTTGGTTGAATCCCGTTTAGCAACTGGGTCAAGCGGTTGACGTAAAAAGGCCATAGCTTGATAAACAGGTTGTTGCGCAATTTCCTTAGCCATGTCTTCACGAACCGCGGCCCGTTTTTTATCTGCTTCTTTTTGTAATGTTTTCATATACTTAGATTTCTGCTTTTGGTACCAAACCATATTGCGCAGAGATTTTTGCTCTAAAGTATTTATAGATAATTCTGTAGCGATTTCATGATCTTGGCGCATTTCGTCATAATCTTTTGGCGAAATACCAAGACGCATTGCGTCATCTTGATGAATAAGCATTTCGAGATTTGAAGCGGCTTGAGCTTCAGCAATGGCGCTTGATGATGCAAGCATACGGTCCATTACGCCTGTGATATCCGCATTCAATTCTGCACGGTCATTGATGCCCATAAACTTTTCAATGTTCCGGTACACAGCAATCATAAATTGTCTGAAGCGGTTAAAAACTTGTTTTAATGACGCGCTTGGCGCTTTGCCTGTAAAGACGTACTGTTCAAACGTTTCTGCAAATTTTTCATGAACTGAGGTTTTTTCTGCATCGGTGAAAAAATCCCATTCGCCAAGGTCCGTTGTTTCTGGTGATGCCCATTTCATCACCGTTTCCATATCAGCACGGACTTGTTCAGGTGCATCAGGACTTAATGCAATTTGCATATTCATTTCTAAAAAATGATGCCCAAGCTCATGCACAAAGGTTGAAAAATCAGCATTTTTACTTAGAACAATTGTAGAACCATCTTGCCCAATGCTGAACGTAATAGAGCCGCGTGTACCGCCGTTTGCTTGCTTATAGATATTTGGATCTTCTGAATTAAAATCACCATTGTTATTTACAGATTTAATTTGTTCAGAATCAAAAACAGATAAAGTTTGATGTCCATCATCCGCAAAAATAACGGCATCATATCCAAGCTCTTTAAGCTTCGGTACTAAATCATCCGCCCAATGCTTATTCTTAAACTCATGTTTAGTTGAGTTCCAATCGAAAACGCCTGCTTTCGCTTGATCAACAACACTCCTACCAAAGCGGCTCGTCGCCTGAATGCTCGCTAAAATTTTCAAACCTTCCTTAGTATTTAGATCAAGAGGATTCTCCGCACGTACATATATCGGTTCAATACGCCCATCTGGATAGAAAGGATTCAAGTCTCCAGAATCCAACATATCTTGAATATCTTGAAAACTTAAACGGGTACCATCGCTTTTATTCACATACTCATTGCCATCTAATTCAAAAATGTTTTCCTTATTGTCTTTATATACGGGGTCACTACGTTTTCTTCCCCCACCTGCACCTTGAGCATATCTCTCTGCAATATCCACATCTGAGGTAGTATGAATCAATCCCCCCGCTCTGCTTTTATCCCATTGTGACCAATTATCACGAGTACCATGGTACCGAATCTGAGGGTTACCATTCGCATCTAAAACTTGGCTATCCCCAAACCATTTTTTAAAAGAGATAGTATCCGTTTGTTTTAATATACTAGTTTGATTATATTTACGGCCGTTTGGTGAACGGTACATACTTTCAGAAATTTCATAATCTTTATTGCGGCCTTTATTCTCAACAAAGCCGAGTTTTTTATAAAAGCCTGTAAGTCTGTTTTTGTTCCCACCAAAATCAGAACTTGGAGTAAGCGCAATCGTTTTATTTTGCGAGTCAGCATAGTTAATAATATCCTGCATTGCTTTAGTGCCAGTACCCTGATTGCGCATAGCTTCAGGCACAACAATTTTATGCAATGAAAGGACATTACTTGATTGACTACCTTTTAGACCTAATTCAATTCCATATTGTTTTTTAATGCCCTTAACAAAATCATCTACTGAGATTGTTTGTTCAGGTGAAGCACTTTGATTAAAAGAAGTTCCTTTATCTGTATTCGGCTCATCAGCAATACGGATTGGGTAACGGTCAAAAGCTTCTTTGGCATTAATGCCGAGTTTATCACCCAAGGTTGAATAGAAAGCAGATGTTAATTCGCCTGCAGCACGATTATATTTTGCAGTGAAGGTACCAACACTAGCCAACTGATTTTGAACTTCAGTAGCGACCAACTCCTTAGCATCTTCGGCACTTTCAAAACGTGCTTGCTCTTCCATAAAGACGTTGGCTTCTTGCTGCATTTGTTCTGTAGTTTTTGCAAGGTTCTCTTGAGCTTCACGGTAAGTTGGCATGTTAGGGTCAGAACGGACGTTTTCAACAAAGTCTGTTGGACGCTCAACAACTGACATTGCAGAAACAAACTCATTCACTGGTATTTGCACAGTGCCGTTAAACGTTTCCGCTGTGCCCAACTGATCTTGCAAGCTTGGTGCACGTTCAAATAAATCAGATGGCTCAATATTGCGGTCACGCAATAACTGGTTGAAGGTCTGACCGTCTATATAAACTTCTTCAACTGCGCCGTGTTCCTCAATGGCCTGTTTTATAAATGCTTGGCTTGCAGAGTCATCACGTTGTGCCGTCTTACTCTCTTTGTTACGGTCAATAAGGTTATTAAGCACAGATGCAAAGGTACTTGAACGCACTGCATCTTCTTGCTGATCTTGGCGTAATTGGTCTAATGCAAATTGTGCTGTACGTTGGTTTTTAACTTTGGATGCAGATGTAATGGCTACTTCAGGCGCAGCGGTTGCAACTTCTAACAAACCTTCTAATGCCATTTCTACAGGGTCGGCTTTTTCACCAACCGCATCGGCCGCACCTTGCACAGAGTACATGCCTGCCGCTGATTGAATGACAGCTTGACCGCCTACAGTACGCAAAGGGCCGCCAAAAGTTACAGGCATTAATGCACCGCCTAAGGCTGAATATTTTGCTGAACCCCATGTCTTTGCAGCTGCATAATCGATCTGTTCTTGTTTAGTTAAAAACTTCTCACGTGCTTCTGCCATGTTCTGACCATAAGACACGATAGCGTCAGCAGTACCCGCACCCAATGCGCCTTGTGCTGCATTTCCTGCAACAGTCACGCCACGAACTAATGTAGCGGCCTTCTCCAAGTTCATGACCATTGGTGCATATTTGGCTGTGTTACGGATAAGTGAATTTGTTAAAACACCACCTGCCCCCGCGCCTGCCCAATACCCGGCTAATGCGGGTGGTGCTTGTTCAATTAAAAATTCTCCGACCAAGCCTGCATCAGCATTGCTTATCAATTCTTGGGCCGCACCTAACACACCTGCATCATTTGTCTGCGCAGCTAGTTGCGCTTGATAAAGCGCTTGCGACATTTCTTGTGATGGCGCCGCTTTATTTTTCACACGTGTTGCTAAGTTAAGTAAACTATCGTTTCCTGTTGTCGCGCTAATTACAGCGCCTTCTGTCTGACCAATAGCCGCAACAGCGCGAATGGCCGCATTTACATACCGATTGCCTTGTTCTTGTGGATTGGTAGGTTCAGCAGTCGCCGTGTGCTCCATCCAATAGACTTGGTTCTCATAATATTTTTTGAATCGTTCTGCACTCATCACACCCGCTGTCTTTTTAATACGGTCGTAATGTTCGTTGAAAACTTGATCCGATGTTTGGGGAACTAAGGTTGAACTGAACGAATCAATTAAATTGGTGTTCACATTTGGCTTAATTTTCTTCTGAGGACCTTCATAAACCCCAAGTTCTTTTAATCGTTGTTTTTGTTCTGGTGAAGTGCCTTTATTCAAAACGTTTTGAATGTCTTCATAAGAAACACTTTGGTATGGTTTTGAGAGACTCGAGCCAAGTAGAGAAACCTTACCGCTAATGTCTTTTAGGTTTTCAAAGTCATCTAAAGACACAGCAGCTTGATTTGGATTAAGTGCATATTTACCAAGTACAGGATCGCTTGCGACAACATCATTCACGCGTTTTTGCGTGTTGATCTCATCAGCTACAGAAACAATTTGCTCAGGTGTTTCTGTCATCTTGTCGTAATCCAAGCCCAATGATTTAGCGGCTTTACGCGCATGAGCTTCAGAATCTGCAATTTGTGTAGGGTTCTTGCCTTGGTTTAATTCGAATAATTGACCAATTGTAAGATTTGCATTTTGATCAGACATAATAAAAGCACTTAAGACTACGGTTATTTGTAATCTTAAATGCTGTTATTGGTTAGACTGCCGTTTGCTGTTGACACCTTGGCTTCATAACATTTTAGTGAAAATTGCCCTTAATGCTGAAATCTGAGCTTGTCTTTCTACTTGTTTATTTCTTATGACACGTTCTTGAGATTGTCGGTGCATCGAGTCAATTTCTTCGCGCATCTGTTCCATACGCAAGCAAGCATATTCACAGGCATTTAAATACTCGCCCTCAACAGATTCAACTTGTGATTCTACAAGTTCGTTTTTCAAATTTGTCATAGTTTTCTAAACAGATGGGTATTTAGATTTTGACTTGAGATTAAATCTAATTTTACTATTTAAAGTTCTCTTAATAGAGGTTTGGCGTACAGTATTATCAATACTTATAATTTCGCCTTCTACCAAGTTTGCAACAGGGGTATTAGGTGTTCTTTCCATGTATTGTTTAAGTAATTCTTGGCGTACCTTACCTTTTTTAGCTTCACAATCATACATGGCGGCCACTGCTATACTGTCAGCAGAATCGCCTGAAATTAAGTAAAAGTCAGTTCTTTCATCCACACATTTTGAATACGCATCTAATGCTTGTGATGCATCAGCATTCGCATGACTACAAAATATAATAGCCATTAATGGCAATAAATATTTATTCAATCTTAGTACCCTCTTCTCATAAACGTATAGTAAGCATTAATATATTCTGAATTAGTTACATTATTCGGGTTTCTTCCCTGCTTCTTAAATATATTATCAATTTTCGATTTCATTGAATCAGAAATATCATCTTTGCTTTTAACTTGGCTGTAAACACGGTTTAATTCAACTTTATCATCAAAGAAAGGTCTTGAGGTAGTAACCTTAACTTGTCGATTTATATTTTTTAGTACAACACGGTTGACCTGCTCCCAACTTAAATACCCACCATTCTTTGCTTCAGCTTCTCTTAAAGTTTGCATCAAATCGACTTTGACAGCGTTGTAATGTAAAAGTTGCTTTTTATCTTTGGTATCTGTAATACCAATTGTTCCTAAATATGGCTTTAGAGCGACTGAAACTGTATTGTCATCAACAAGGAAAGTTTTTGGTTTATCTTTTTTATTGTCTTTTAAACCATTCACTTCAGCATACATCTTGGTAACTTCTTGATAATCAGAAGGTGACAATTTATCTGCATACTGATGCAAAACCGATTGTGGTTTGCCCTTTAAGAGTTCATCTTGATTAAGGGTAATCATACTTAAAACTACTGGGTCAGTTTTAATATCCTTTTTGAATTTAGCCTTGCTAACAGATTCTAAACTACTAATTTGGTTAGGCTCTAAGGAGTTAAGATCAGTTACTGGAATTTGCTCATAAGTGAACTGTCCTGAATTTATACCCTTAAAATAGTAATCATAAACTTGATCTTGTTTTGATTCTTTAGCTTTATCCAAACCACTATAATATCGATCAGTAAAGGATAAGGCTTTACTTTTGACATCAATAGGAGCATCACTATTCCAAATTTCTTCTTGCGCCTGCTCACGAGTTTTAGCAGGGCTAGAAGCATACTTACCAAAATCTTTACTAAGCCATTTATCCATGCGGTCCAAATATCCTCGACCTCTTGGACCTGCGGGTTGTCCTCCAGCTAATACTCGACGCGCATCCCCATCCCCACCGTGGTAATAAGCTGCAATAACCATTGGGTCTTTGGTTTTATATTTTTTGCTGATATCCGAAATAAAATCAAAAGCTGCATCAATAGTGTCGGCAGGATTATTAATATCTCGTTGCCCGTTATTGCTATACTGCTTCCATGTATCAGGGATAAATTGCATTACTGATCTAGCGCCCTTTTCAGAAACTGCACTATTGTTAGATTTTTCACCTGCCAATCGTAACCCTAATACTAAAGGAGCTGCCCACTCCATACCCTTCTCTTTTGCTGCATGTACTGTGTAAACATCTAAACGCTGATCATTATATTTAATGCTTTTCATCTGATCAGGTGTTAAGGCTTTCAGTTCTCTGGCAATTGCGGCAGATGCCTGAGGAGGAGTATTTAATGCGGGGTTACTATATTCTTGTGTTCCGGTCGTAGCTCTATTTACTAAAAGCTCAACCTGTTGTTCTTCTAATTTTTGGTGAATGCGTTGGTCAACTCTAAATCTATCAGCAAGTGAGATTTCTTCACCGTATTTACTCTTATAAGTTACTGCTGATTTTAATTCGCCATTTTCAATAAAAGCGTTGATGTTATTAAGGTGTGCGCCTGAAATTGATTTCAAATACATATTCTCAGCTTCTGTTGCTGACTTCCCTTCTAAGGACATAAGTTTGCCCCAAGATGCTTTTAAATTTAACCGATTCTCGTCAATCTTTTCAAAATCCGCAGGGTTTTCATTTATCTCACGTACAAAGCGTTCGACAGAAGATGAATAAACACTTTGTTGGTAAGTATCGTTTTCACGTACAAAATAGTTTTGTAATGAGCCCTTAAATTGCACGGCATCTTGAGCAGCCATCTCTTTAAATAAGGACCGTTGACGACTGTTACCTAAAGTATTTGCAATTTGCCCAATACCGTCTTGATAGGCTTTTGTATAGTAATCTACGAACCCACCACCGTTGCCATCATCAAAACTAACAACATCTACGCCTTTTTTGTTTATAAAACCGTCAACATCGTTGTTTTGTAAGTGCTGTTTTAGTTCAGCGAGCTTGTTTTGAGCATCAATAACACGTACACGGTCTGCTTCATCTTGATATTCTTGATAAGCTTTTAAGCCTGAATTAAGTGCACCTACTAAACTATCGGTTTTATTGCCAACCAAGCTAGCAGCTTCGCCTGCCGACATGCCGCCATTGACTTGTACATTTGGAACACTATTGTCCGAAACTTGTCGATTAAATTGTGGTATACGCATTAACTAGCTCCAAACCAATTCCAATTATAATTCTGCCATGATGCGCCTTGTGTACTGCTACCGCCTGTATTATAAAGGCTTGAAGCAAAGTCAGAACCGCCACTAGATGCAGAACCGCTTTCAATCCCACCGCCTAAACTGCCTTTGCCCATTCCTGAACCAAATGCGGCAGCAGCTTCACCACTAAGGTTTAGTATCGTGCTTAATACAGGTCTAATGGACTTCGCAGCAACACGATAATTTTCGGCTTGATTGCGGTAATTTGTGGCTTGAACCTTGTGCCCCCAAGAGAGCTGCTTAACATTACGCAATTATGTGAACGTATACCGGGCTTATCCTACCATTCATTTAAAAAGCTAGCCAAAGAGCATAGATTCAAAGATATTAAAGGCCGTTATTCGCTTACGGCTGTGAAAGCCGCGCTGCAATCTCACTAGATGTGGGATTGTAGTAAATCATTGCTCGTTTTGGGCTACTCCACCCAAACATTTTACAAAGATCAAGCAAGGGAATTTTGAGAGCAATTTTTGTGGCCGCCGTGTGTCGACTATCGTGGAAAGTGAAACCTTCCAGCCCTGATTCAGCCTTTGCATCACGAAATTCTATTGTGGCCTCATCACTAGACAAGCTAAACACCATACCTTGTTTTTTAGGGCCAATACCTTTAAAAATATCGACGGCCTTGTTACTCAATGGTACTTCCCGTGCACGACCATTTTTCGTTTGGTCCAAAATCAAAAAATTTTTATCCAATTTAATTTTTTCCCACTTCAAATTGCAGATTTCAGAAAGCCTCATACCTGTTTCTATTGCAATTAAAAATATTGCTCTAATTTCAGTAGTTAGAAACGGTAATAATATTTCGATTTCTTCATCACTGATTACACGCTCTCGATGAGGCGATTCAGAAGGGAACTTAATTTCGCGCATCGGGTTTAAACCAAGCCAACCTTTCACATCAACGCACCATGTAAAAAAAGCAGATAAAACAATAAACTCTCGTCTAATAGTTGCTCCTTTTACCTTTAATAATCGACGTTCGCGCCACTCGGTTAAAAACTCTTTATTTATATCTTTTAATGGTAAATCGACATACATGTTTTTCAGCATGAAATTAATTTTTCTAATTTCCTTTTCATCACCACGTTTGTTGATAGAAACAGTATCACGGTACTCGATTAATGCATCTTTAAAAATAATGTGATCGAAAACTTGTAGCTTCTCGTTTTTTAACCTTACTTCAGTTTCTTGCGCCCATCTTTTGGCTTCACGTAAATTATCAAATGTTTTGGTCTTTGCGGGATGGGGCTTAATTCTAATAGTAGCTGTTACCCTGCCGTTGCGCTTTTGAAATGTCGCCAT